TTATTTGTGTGATATTTCGTGTGATATATTTTTAATGTGTTCAAGCACTTTGCTTGTAAATCTTTCGTTATAGTCGTCCATGACGCCTCTGTATATATTCTTTAGTGTGCCGTCAGATGCCCAACCGCCTCTTTGCATAATATACACGTCCGGCACTCCTATGGCATGCATCATACTTGCCGCATAGTGTCTTAAATCGTGAAATCTGAAAGACTGTATCTCTAAATCTCTTAGTATCTTAGCAAAGCGATGTGTAATCTGATTAGGGTTCAGATCCACAAGCTTACCAGTCGTGGGCAACTCTTTAATTATGTAATCAGGCATATCTATATCACGTGTGCTTGATGTTGTCTTTGTCGTCTTGATTTTCCAGTCCTTGCCCTCTGCATACACCAAAGCCTTAGTTATATGTATTATACTGCCCTCTACATCCTCCGCCGTCAGAGCGCACACTTCAGACCGTCTGAGAGTGCCAAAGGCTGCAAGGTATACAGCTATAAGCATATCTCTATCCTTTTCTTTGCAGTACTCTATGATAGCTTTTATATCTGCATCCGTGGGCACATATAGTCGAGGTTTTATCCGCTGTGGCAAGCTTATATTTATATGCAAGTTTGGATAGTAAGCTTTAAGGACCGCATACAAGAATCCGTAAGCGTTCTTCACGGTTTTTGGACTTCTGCCGACTGCATAAGCATTTACCCATCTTTGTACTAGATCCGGAGTAAATTTGCTTAAAGGAAGCCTTAGATAGCCGTCGAAAGCATTATATATAAGTCGCTTGTAATTTACTAAAGTGGTAGGTGACAAGATATTAGACTTCATTGCGCAGTAATTAAGCATAGCATCTTCAAGCTTTATGTCTAAATTCTTAGATGTGTCTACATTATCGAGCTTATAGGCCGTGGCCATGTGCTCCGCTTCCTTTTTTGTCTTTGCTGTGAAGGACTTGTAATGCTTTTTACCTTTGTCGTCTGTGTAGTTATAGATTTGACATCTATAACTCCCAGATGGCAATTTTTTTGCTGTAGCCATTTAACCTCCTTTTTGAGTATAAAAATAACACCTCTTGCAAGGTGCCTGATTAAATGGTACAATTATATTGCTTTAAAAATGTACATAGGCACGCTCACAAGTGAGTAATCCTTGAGAATCTCCGTATTGGGATACGGGGGTTCTTTTTTATTTTGAACTACCGAGGATTTCTCGGTAGTTGAACATTTTCATTTTTTGAAATAAATGCTTTAAAATTATCTTTTAATTTAAACAAGCTAAAAACCTTGGATTTAAGCCATTTTTATTATTTAAGAACGCAAAACTTGTTTTAAACTTGTTTAAAGCTTGTTTTAATATCGTTTAAAACAAGTTACTTTTGCAGGATATCACCCTCATAAGAGAAGTACTTGCCTACCGCATTAGCGGCAACATCTGACTTGCCAAATGTTGCGTGTCCATACTCTCCAAAATCAAGGGTTATTGTATCCCATGCATTGAAATATTCATCACCTAAGTCAAGTATTGGGTCTGTTATATCAGATACAGAAGTCTCGGCTATTGCGTCTACAGGTAGCTGTATCTTGCTATTATCATTTACATGAGTCAAATCCACCACTATAGTTAAATTCTTATCTTCTCCCATAGTTACGCTTTTCAACTCTGCCCCCGGAGTGATGTGGTCAGGCAACATTTCTGTAACTTTGGCCACAAGTTCATCACTTGAGACAGGAGCAACATCGCTTGATGCACTTGCTTCATAAGGTTCGCCCGTTTCGGCATTAAAATATTTTTCTTCAAGAAGTGTTCCGGATCCGATTGTTTTTGCCGTAACCTCTTCTTTGTCTACATGCTCCAAAACTCTTACGTATAGCATTCCTGCTATGTTTTGTATTATCGTGGTCGTCTTTGTAGAGAAGTTAATAATATAGTGAATTTCGTCAGGCTCCATAAAGTTTTTGTAGTAGTCAAAAGCGAAATCAATCGGGTTTGTTGGCCCCGTCATGCGGTTAAGTTTCCACTTGTCTGTTGTGTCGCCATTTATAGGCGTTGGATCACTAAGCTTATAAGCTTTTTTCATTTCTTCTTTTTTGTCTACAGCCTCAGTTGTCGCCTCTGCCGTAGTAGTTTCTGCAGTAGTCGCCTCGGTGCTACTTGTTGCACTTGCGCTACATCCTGCCGACATTACAGCCGTAGCGATAGCTAATGCTATCAATTCTTTTTTCATATAGTCCTCCAAAAAATAATTTTATAAAATCCTACTCCTACAACCTTGGCAATCGAACAAACATTCGATATATTTATTACATCGCTATTTTAGTTTGTGCAGGGTAGCAGAAGGGGTGCAACATGAATAATAATAAAGAAGATTTAAAAGAGTTAAACAAATTATTGTCGCTTGCAAGTCCGAGACATATAAGATTAATCCTTATATATCTCAAAAAACTTCTCAAGGTTGACTAAGGTCAGCCTTTTTTTTATTGCTCTTTTTCTTCTATAGTGGAAGCCATATCTACAATAATTTTCTCTAAAATATTCCACTCTTCTTCATTTAGCTTTGATATAGCTGATATAAAACGCTTCTTAAAAGTATTGGAAGTATCCCACTGTATATCACCGATAAAGCTTATTATTTCTTCATCTAAAGTCATATCCTTGAACATTTCGCCTGTGCCGTATCTAAGCCATTCTTCATTTACATTGAATTCTCTACATATAGCAAGAATATTTTGCTCGCTTAAATTATTTCGACCTCTTTCTATATCTGATATAGCAGATCGCTTAACTCCAATCTTTTCACCAAACTTCTCGCCAGATAATCCAAGGACTGTCCTAAGTTCCTTTACTCTTTCGCCCATATACCTCCTTTCCATATCAGATATAAGTTTCTTTGTGTTACATCCTTAGTATATAAGAGTGAAGAAAAAAAGTCAAGAAAAAAGTTCGTAAAAACGACAAAAAGGCATTGACAAAGTCGTTTATACGGTGTATTATGTATGTATAAACGACAAGAGAAACACAAAGGAGAACAAAAATGAAAAAATTTGAAGTTGGAAAGACTTACACAGATTTTATAAAAGCACGATTTGAGGTAATAAGCAGAACAGAAAAAACGGTACAACTCTTTGTAAAAAAGGGAAATGGGTATCTCGAAACAGGCAAGACATACAGAAAGAAAATATGCAGATATCATAACGATTACGAGTCAGTTTACGGATCTGATTATGGCATACATGCAATATCTGAAATTTAATAACAGGGGCTTAAAGCCCCGCCCCTTACGGGGTAGAAAGGAGTAAAGAGATGACAAGGAGAAAAAGAACATGAAAAAATTTGAAGTAGGGAAAACTTATATTGACAGCTTAGGCTGTGAGGTGGAAGTGGTAAGCAGAACAGATAAAACGATAACTTTTATATCAAAGGATAAATTTTCCTTACTTAAGCTGGGGAAAAGATATACAAGAAAGGTTCAAAATTATCATAAGGATTATGAAACAGTTGAGTTTATATCCCGCTGGGATGATCCAGTGCTATTTGCAATAAATGAAAAAGAGGCTTAAAGCCTCGCCCCTTAGGGGGTAGAAAGGAGTAAAGAAATGACAAAGACAAAGAGAGACGCAAAAAAAATAGTAGCAATTTTAAAAGAATACATTCCAAAATTAAGCCTTGAAAAGCAAGAGTATTTACTTGGACTTGCTGAGGGCATGGAGATGGCAAGGGTGATTGCAGAAGATAAAGAAGATAAAGCGAGTTAAGGAGAGGAGATATAAATGAACGAATTAAAAATAGTAGAGCAGAGAGAACTGCTTGGAAAAGAATTTAGAGTGTATGGGGATTTTGAAAATCCGTTGTTCTTGGCAAAAGATGTTGCTGAATGGATTGAACATAGTAACTCGAGAATGATGTTACAGACTGTAGATGAAAACGAAAAACTATGCGTAAACAATCCTTACGCATTACAAGGACAGCAGGAACAGTGGTTCTTAACCGAAGATGGACTGTATGAAGTTCTAATGCAGAGCAGAAAGCCTATAGCAAAGGAATTTAAAAGGGAAGTAAAGCAAATTCTTAAAACTATCCGTAAGCACGGCTTATACGCTAAAGATGAGCTACTGGATAATCCCGACATTGCCATAGCCGCTTTTAAGGCATTAAAGGAAGAGAGAGAAGTAAGGAAAGCCTTAGAAGTTGAAAATAACGCAATGAAACCAAAGGCACTATTTGCCGATGCGGTATCAGCAAGCCACACATCTATTTTAGTTGGCGACCTTGCGAAGCTTTTAAGGCAAAACGGAGTTGATATCGGCGCAAACAGGCTTTTTGAAAAGCTGAGAGAAAAAGGCTTCTTAATGAAGTCCGGAAGTAGCAAAAATATGCCAACTCAGGCATCAATGGACAGAGGACTCTTTGAGATAAAAGAAAGCAGCTATATAAATTCGGAGGGCGTCACTGTAGTCACAAAGACGACCAAAGTGACAGGAAAAGGACAAGTTTATTTTGTGAATTTGTTTTTGAATGCGTAAAAGGGGGGTTTATGAAAATTAAAAAATACATGAAGCCGTACACATGCGGCGAACTGCAGAAAAACCTGCAGAGGGATAAGCGAAAGTTTGCAGATTTAGAAAAGAGATACAGCGAAGAATTGAGAGATGGCCGCGAAACGCTTGTAAATGGCGCTTACGACTGCTACGGCTCTGATTTTGATTTGTGGGAGGATAACCTTTTTGAGTGGTACATGCCACAAATTAGAACGGTGAAAAGTAGAATTCAATATTGGAAGGGCCGCATAAGGAAAAGGCAATTCACTCATACAAGAAAGGCGGGGTAAACATGATAAATGAAAAGCAGATTGAAATAATAAAAAGAATTTTTGATAAATGTATAGAAGTAAACAAAAAAATGAGGGCAGAAGCATTCTTCACTTGGCATACTCATGTTCAACAAATTGATGTTGATATATATATTCCGAACTGGAAAAAGAAGCGCAAACATAAGAATATGCATTTCTACTACGACAATTTAGACAGTTTGTATGATAACCCAACTACAAATGTATACAAACTAGATGCAATAGAAAAAGAATTAAATAAATACATTTAGGAGTAAAAAAAATGGAAATTATAAAAGGGGTTGTAATTCCTACGCTGACAAGAGGCACAGCGGAAGAAGAGAAGGAGAAGGCGCTGCATAGCTTAGAGAATAGGGTCTTTAAGCAAAGAGAAGACTTTGAGTATTTAAAAGACAGATACAGAGGCATTTATAATGCGGTATCTATGCAAGATCTGAATCTGAAGATACAAAAAGCAGAAATAAATGCACTTAAAAGCAGAGTCTATCTTGCACTTGCTGTACTCATAGCAGCAGATGCGGTCTTTATAATGACGCTTGCAAAAATGCTTATCAAATGACTTAACAGGTCATAAAAAAACATGAGGAGGAAAAGAAAAATGCCAAGATTAGCACCGTCAAGGACGGAGATGATGGATAGAAGCTTTAGGGCTGCATATCTGGCAGGCCTTGAGCTTAAAGGACTGAAGACAAAAAATATTGCAAGCCTTATAGGCAAATGCGAAAAGACGGTGGCACATAAAAGAGACCACCCGGCGGACATGACAGTGTTTGAGTTAAGAGCGATAGCGGCCACACTGGGATTCACAGCGGAGCAGGTCGCAAGCATGATACTGAAGGCTTAAAGATGATAGAAAGAAAGATATTGGCCAATCGTGAAGAGTGGCTAAAACACAGGAGTAGAATTGGCGGTTCAGATGCCGCCGCAATTGTGGGATTGAATCCCTATAAGACAAATACAGACCTCTACTTAGAAAAGACGGGACAAAAAGAAAGCCCTGACATATCCGATAAGCCTTACGTGCTATATGGTACAAAGGCGGAGGAGCATCTAAGGGAGTTATTTAGATTAGATTTTCCGCAGTATCAAGTGCAGTACTTTGATAACAATATGTATTTAAACAGCAAGTATCCTTTTGCCCACGCAAGCCTTGACGGTGAGCTTACAGATGAAGACGGCAGAAGGGGCATACTTGAGATAAAAACAACGAACATATTACAGAGTATGCAGAAAGAGAAGTGGAAGGACAGAATCCCCGACAATTACTTTATACAAGTTCTGCATTACTTGATGGTTACTGAATTTGATTTTGTGGTGCTTAAGGCACAGCTAAAAAGCGAATTCGGCGGTCAGATATACCTGCAGACTAAGCACTACTTTATCGAAAGAAGTGAGGTTGTGGGAGATATAGAGTATTTAGCGGAGGAAGAGGCGAAATTTTGGAAATGTGTAGAGGCCAAAAGGATGCCCAACCTGATACTGCCGGATATATAAAGATACCATTTTCCCGGCATCGGGAAGAACGCCTATTTTGTCGACGTCAACAAAATAGCAAAAAGAAAAGGAGGACTTATGGAACTAAAAATATACAACCCAAGTGAAGATGGCTTTATAAAAGCGATTGAGTGGAATTATGACGAACTCAAGGCGGAGTTATCGCAAAAGCTTGAGGACTACAAAGGACTTGTGTACACAGAAGAGCAGATAAAAGAAGCGAAAGCGGACAGGGCAAAACTCAATGCTTTAGCAACCGCTATAGACAGCAAGCGAAAAGAGCTTAAAAAGCAGTGTTTACAGCCTTACGAAGCTTTTGAAGCACAAATAAAAGACCTGCTGGCACTCATAAAAGAGCCGGTTAGTCTGATAGATACGCAAATAAAAGACTTTGAGGAAGAAAAAAAGAAAAAGAAGCTTGAAGAGGTAAAAGAACTTTTTGAAAAGTTAAAGGCCGAAGCAGGAGAAGAATTAGAATTTATAAGCTTTGAACAAATTTTTGAAGATAAGTTTTTAAATGCTTCTACTTCTTTAAAGCAGGTTGAAACAGTCATAAATAATATTTTCAATTCTGTTAAATGTAATCTTAAGACAATAGCAGAATTAAAAGAATACAGCTTTGAGGCTACAGAAGTATATAAAGAGACTTTAAATCTTAATACAGCGCTTGAAAAAGCAAAGTATATGGTCGATATAGCCGAAAAGAAAAAAGCTGAAGAAGAGAGAAAAGAACAGGAAAAGGAAGAAGAAATTAAAGAAGCTGCTCCAGATCCACAAGAAGCAGAAGAGACTGCAGATGTAAAAAGAGAGTGGACCGCATTCGAGGCGTATCTAAGCGCCAAAGAAGCGAAAATGTTAGCCTCATGGCTAAAGTTAAATAACATTAAAATCAGGAGGATATAAAAATGGCAGTACAAAACAGTTTAGTGGCAAAGAAAAAGGCGACAGGCTTCACAGCATACCTGACAGCAGACGCGGTCAAGGAGCAAATTAACAAGGTCGTGGGAAGCAAAAACGGTACACGCTTTATAAGTTCGATAGTGTCGGCGGTAAATAATAATAAGGAACTACAGACCTGCAGTAATTCAAGTATCCTATCTGCTGCATTGCTTGGAGAGAGTCTTAATCTCTCACCAAGCCCGCAGCTTGGCCAATATTACCTTGTTCCATTTAACAATAAAGATGGCAAGGTGGCACAGTTTCAGCTTGGGTACAAGGGATATATCCAGCTTGCCATAAGGTCGGGACAGTATAAAAAAATCAATGTTTTGGCAATAAAAGAAGGTGAGCTTGTTCGATACGATCCGCTTAATGAAGAGATAGAAGTCAACTTGATAGATGACGAAGAGGAAAGAGAAAAAGTGCCGACAATCGGCTATTATGCGATGTTTGAGTACACAAACGGATTTAAGAAGGCGATGTACTGGAGCAAAGCAAAGATGGAGGCTCATGCGATAAAGTACTCTGCCGGATACGCGGCAGATAAAAGAAAGGGAAATCAGTACACTTTCTGGTCAAAAGACTTTGACGGTATGGCATATAAAACTATGCTTAGACAACTCATAAGCAAGTGGGGAATTATGAGTATAGATTTAGTGACTGCTATAGATTCAGATATGGCGGTGATAAATTCAGATGGTAGCAAGTCGTATGTGGAGGCTGAAGAAGATGTGAATAATTATGCAGAAAGTAATAGTGATAAAGTAGTCGACAGTGAGGCTACAGAGAAGAAGGAAGATACAGAAGAGAAAGAGGATACAAAGAAGTAGGAGGAAGTGAAAGAAGAGGGCGAAGACGACATAAGCAAGGCACTTTTTGAGTAATCAAGACTAAGAAAAAATCATAGAGATAAAGCCACGGTGCAAAACTAAAATAAAAAATATTTACGCTTAATTATTTAAGGTATCACAGTAATGCGACCGGGTCGTAGGGGCTTGCCGTGTTGGTCAACCTCTGCAGTGCGTAGCACAAAGAAGCAGATGGATGACCGTCCGGTACATTCCCGATATGCCGGCTGTATAGAACTTGAACATAAAAATCTTAAAGCTTTAAATACTTCTAATTTGGTTATATGTGTCACGACTTAAAAGCGCTGTATGGCTTATCTCTTTGATGATAAAAGGAGAAGATATGGGCAATAGGATGATAAAAGAGACCATAAGGACAGATTTACAAATAAATAGATTGACTGATTTTCAGTTTAGACTTTGGACATATCTACTCACTTATGTAGACGATTACGGAAGAGGCAGTGCAGACCCTGACTTGGTAAAAGGTTTTTGCTTCCCAAGGCGCAAGGATGTGACGGCTAAAAGTATCAGTGCTGGCTTTAAAGAGCTACAAAATGAAGGCTTAGTGAAAATATACAGAGTCGGCGAAGAGATGTATTTTTACTTTCCGACTTGGGAAAAACATCAAAGGATACAGGCAAAAAGGTCGCTGTATCCGGAGCCTCCAAGTTCAGAAGATTGTGACGGTTTTGACAATTCCACGGTGACCCACGGTGACCCACGGTTGACCACGGTTGACCACGGTGACCCACCGCCTGAAGTAGAAGTAGAAGTAGAAGAAGAAATAGAATATACATCTACTGTCGTAGATGTTTGCGCGGAGCCAAAAAAAGAAAAGCAGGCGACAGATGAAAAAGAGCAAGCAATATTTGAGATACCAACCAACACGGGGGAGAGTTATCCCTTCTTCCAAGCAGATATAGACATGTACAAGAGTTTGTATCCGTCTGTAGATATTGCTCAAGAGATGCGAAAGATGGTTGGATGGTCAGATGCCAACCCGACAAAGCGAAAAACGAAAGCAGGCATGAAACGCTTTGTAAATGCTTGGCTATCAAGAGAGCAAGACAAGTATAAGCCCGCAAGTGTGCCTGCTGCAAAGCCTGCAGGTACAAAATTCAATAACTTTGAGCAAAGAAATGACGACATAGATGCGGATATGCAAGAAGCATTTATGAAGCAGATGAAAGGAGTAACGGATGGCTGAAAATAAAAGATATATAGCCTTTACAGTGCCGGGCAAGCCTTTGGGCAAGCAAAGGCCGCGTTTTTCAAGACAAGGCACAGCGGTAAGGACATACACGCCAAGACAGACTGCAGAGTATGAAAGACTTGTAAAAGAGTCATACATAGCAGCAGGCGGAAAGAAGCTTGAAGGTGCGATTGGTGCGACTATACGCGGATATTTTGAGCCGCCGAAGGCGACAAGTAAAAAGCAAAGGCAAAAGATGCTTAGTGGAGAAGTCGGCTACACAAAAAAGATAGACGCTGACAACTTAGCTAAAAGCATACTTGATGCGCTAAACGGCGTAGCTTACGACGACGACTCACAAGTCTATTTGCTTATCGTGCAAAAGCTGTACGCGGAAGTTGCAAGGGTTGAGGTCATACTTGAGGAAATAAACAAATAAATAGCAAACAATTAAATGACGCTACAAAATGTGTCAGAATGAATTTTAATGGCGAAGTGGATAAAAATACCACGAACGATATAAAAATGCGTTCTAGGTATCTTAGAATTGAAATTAGAGGCATATAAAAAGAACGGCAAAGGGGAAAATGAACGAAGAGAAAATAAACAAAACTATCGAGGCTTTTAAGACAGCTGAAAAGATAGCAAAAGATTTTTATAAAATGCCCGTGGTTGTCACATACAGCGGTGGCAAGGATAGTGATGTATTGCTGGATCTGGCGATAAAATCGGGCATAGACTTTGAAGTATCTCATAGCATTACGACTGTTGACGCACCGCAAACAAATAGACATGTAAACAAAGTTTTTGCAGAGTTGAAAGAAAAAGGCATAAAGGCATACAAGAAAATGCCGACTTACAAGGGTAAACCAGTAAACATGTTTAGCCTAATAGCACAAAAGGGCGTACCGCCTACAAGGCTTGTACGATACTGCTGCGGAGTGTTCAAAGAAGGCACAGAAAAAAACAGAGTTGTGGCCTTGGGAGTAAGGGCTGCAGAGTCAAGAAAAAGGCAAAACAGAAACATGTTTTCGACAATCGGAAAGAAGCTTGCGGACTCAAAACACTTTAGCTTAGAGCACACGGAAGAAGTTTTTAAAGATGCGAAAGAACAAGATGAAGTGTGGGATTGCATGCTTGTCACAACAGCAAGAAAGCACAAAACAATACTTGTAAATCCAATATATGACTGGACGGATGCAGAAATCTGGAAATATATACACGAAAATAATATTGCATACAATGAGCTGTACGATATGGGGTACAGCAGAGTAGGCTGTATATTGTGCCCTTTGGCAAATAAACGAGAAAAACAAAGAGATATACAGACATTTCCTGCATACAAAGAAAGATATATAAAAGCCTTTGAAAAAATGCTTGAAGTCAGAAAAAAGAAAGGAAAAGACGACACAACCGGCATGTGGAAAGATGCCGAATCTGTCTTCAGATGGTGGATTGAAGATAAAACAATAAAAGGTCAAATTGAATTTGACTTTTCAGATAAGGAGAAAATATGAGGGTGTATTTATCAGGTCCAATCACGGGCATAAAAAACTACAGAATAAATTTTTTATCAGCAGAAAACAAAATCAGAAGCCACAAAAGATTTAAAGGCTGTGATGTGATAAATCCGGGCAGGCTATCAAATGTACTGCCAAACGGCACACACAAAGAATACATGGAATTGTGCTACAGCCTTGTGGGAATGGCTGATAAACTCGTACTGCTCCAAGATTGGCAAAAATCGGAAGGGGCAAGAATGGAGAAAAAATTGGCGGAAACAATGGGGCTTGAGATTTACGAACTACTTGAAAGCGGTGAACTTAAAGCAAGGGTTGAAAATGAATATATATGCAAAAATAATGAAATAAAATACTATGTGTGAGGTGAAAAATGGGCGAAGGAAAAAATAAGGCAAAAAAGATTTGTGAGTTACTCACTGAAATTACATATAGACTAAAGCAAAACGAAAGAGCTCACTTAGATATAGAGGTGTTAGAAGCGTGGATACATGACGAGAATATTTATGTTACTTTTCATGCTGAAGGAAGGGAAGGGGGAGATCTTCACCCTGATTTGTGCACATCCGACTTTTTAGATATAGCAAAAAAATCTATAGAAGTAATCTGTAAAAAAGCAAAAGAAAGAAATATTAAATCCTTGGGATACGCAAGAGAGATACAGGCGATATTGATGGAGGCAGAAGAGGAGGAAAATGAGTAGCGATTTTTATAATACTGAAGGCTACAAGGATAGCACAGCCTACAGGGCAATCATGGCGATAGAAGAGACAAAGAAAAGAAAGATGAAGGAGCAGGCGGAACACGACAAACTTGTACAGCATATCAAGTACATTGTTGACCTTGCAGGTTTTAGACTAGCTGACAGGGTGAAGCTTGTGCATAAAGAGAGTAGGAGGTATGACTAAGTGAAGGTGTTAATTGCATGCGAATGCAGTCAAACGGTCTGCAAGGAGTTTAGGGCGATAGGGCATGAGGCTTATAGCTGTGACATAGAAGACCAATATGGCGGACATCCGGAATGGCATATAAAGGGTGATTGTATTGAGATTTTGAGGTGGTGAGCATGAGAAAAATAGTTGTACATCTGAATGACGAAGTATTTGGCATATCTATAGACGACAACGCTTCAGATAAGGAAATCAGAGAAAAAGTTCTTGAAGAAGTCATAGACCGAATTGCGTATGACTATGAAGAAGTGGATGAATGGCCGAAGACCTGCGCTTTTTGTGAATGGCATGTTGACAGAATAAAATTTTGTTTAAATAAAGACGTAGTAACGTGCAATGACGTGCAGGGTTGCGAGAAATGGGAGGCTAAAGAAGAATATGAATAAAGACTTGGCAAGGCGGATATTAAACCATTACGGCATCCTGAATCAAAAATCCAAGACAATTGAAGAGCTTGCAGAGCTTATAGTGGCACTACAAAAAGATATCCTTGAGGGCAAAGAAAACCACTCAAGGGCGGTGCTTGAAGAGATAGCAGATGTGCATATTATGTTGACTCAGCTATTAGATGACGAAAGCGACAAGACGACGGTGTCGCTTATCGTAGACAAGAAGCTGAAAAGGCAGATGAGGAGAATAAAAGCGGAAAAAGACGGCAGTAGAACATGTAAAAACTGCAGTTGGTATGTGAGATTAAGACCACTTGCACGCAAGGGGGTATGTTATTGTTCACAAAGTGATAAACACAGAACTTACGTAGATGGCAAAATGACTTGTGAAAAATGGGAGGGATAAATGAGGTTTAATATTTATGATTTTAATGGGTGCGCCACAGAAGTTGATACAGGTGATAAAGTAATAAAAGATATATTTGTGCAAGTAATATCTGGAGATGAAGTTGTAACAGTTTATTATGATGATTGTACACGCGCAAGATTCGATAGTTCCCGCAATAGAACACCAGACTATGCTTATAGTTCTTACATTTTGCACCCAAACAATTTACAAGATTGGGTAAATTTTGAAATAACCGATTACGACAAACAGCCAGGGCATGTTCATTATAAAAATGGTACACATACTATCCCAATTAAACGACTGTTTGCGTTTATGGAAGATGATGATTAGATGAGGTGGATGAATGTTAATACCAAACGCAGACATGAAAGAGTTTGAAAAATTCGGATTTAAGCCGTGCAGGGGAATCCCTAGAGACTTGCAATGCTATTATTTGTGTGTTGCAAGAGGCTGCAAGTTTATGTTCGTTAGTCCGAAATGCTTCGCAATTGAAGACTGGCGAGAAAATGATTCAAGGATACATACTAAGCCAAATTGCAGGTTCAGAGACAATCGCACATCTATAGATATTTTATACGATTTGATAAAAGCGGGTATGCTAAAAAGAACGGAAGAAGATTAAAGAGGTGAGTAATGGGTGAAGATTGTAATACTTGCGCATATCAGACAAGCAGGTGGAAGGTATGCACAAATAAGCGAAAAAAAGCAAAAATAAATCAAGAACTACTAAAAGAAAAAGGGTACTGTCATGATTATATAGAAAAAAGCATACTTTTTTCAAATTTCAAAGCGGCTAGACGCATGTATGATTTTTTTATATCAGAAGCAATTGAGGCATCAATAGAAAATGCTAAAAAACAGGAAGAAGAACAAGTTAAAAAAGACCGGATGAAACTCAGAGAAGAGTGCACTATAAATGGCAAATTTAGTTGCTTGGAGCTTATGAGAAAATGCTTAAGTTTGGGCGGATTCGGAAAGGTGATAAATGACAGCAAAAGAATATTTAAGCCAGTTGCTAAATCTTGAGCGACTTATCGAAGCAAAGCGACTTGAGCTTGAAAAACTTGATACAATGGCAAAAAAAGTGACAAGCGTGCTAAACGACTGCAAAGTGGACAGCAGCCACGACGAGGGAAAGCAAGCTGATATAGTCATAAGAGTGATAGAGCTGAAAAAAGATATAGAAAAGCAGCTAAGAGAGTACACTGATCTACAGTCAAAAATCAGCAAAGAGATTAATGATATAGCTGATATTCGACATAGAAGCATACTAATCATGAGGTATGTAAACGGTCTTAGCTTCACGCAAATAGCAGATGTGATGCACTATGGAAAAAGATGGACGCTAGTGCTTCACAGAAAAGCACTAGAGGCATTTGATAGAGTGCACAAAGAGAAATATTGCGCTTGACGGAACAATAGAATTATGATAAATTCTAATTAAATAAATCCGAGATGGGATATAAAACTTTCTAAAACTGAATAGCTCCATACTGGAATGTAAAGTTTTTTGTTTAATGTGAAAACTGAAAGCTATCCATATCGGATTATTAAGTTGTTGACTTTGTGTCAGCAACTTTTTTTATTTCTTTTAAAAAAGGTATTGACAATACACGCAATGCGTGGTATTATATAACCATAAGGAACAAGAAAACAACTTACAGAGCCGACCAAGCAACAAACTGTAAGAAAGAAAAGAGAGGTAATAAAATGAGAGCAAATTTATACAACGAAGTAGCAGATATGAGAAATTATGAAGTTATCACAGTAGCAGAGTCTGAGGCACTTGAGAACAACGAACTTCTTGAGTGGTTCGAAACTTACACAGATGAGTTCGGAAGAAAGCTTATAAGTATCGTCGCAAGTCTTGAGAATGAAGAGAATATAAATAGAGTTTTAGTAATAGCAGCTTAAAAACAAAAAAAGCCTTGCGGTAGCCGACCAAGACAAAACCGCAAGGCAAACCTTAAAAGAAAGGCTATTACATAATAGCATCTTTAAATAAACTAATCAATAAAGGAGAAAGAAATGAAGAAGGAAGTATCAAAAGAGGAGTTAAGAAATGAAATCAAGGAGTTAACAGCTGAGATTAAGAAAATGCTCAATTGTGAAAAATTTGCCCCAAGCGCTTGGATAAAAGAGGTTGAAGAGAAATGTAGCAAAGAAAATCAGTTCGGTACAATGAATGTAAGAAATCTCATAGTTGAAGATGGCTACTGGATAGTAAGAGAAATGTATTATCCGGGAGTAGATGCAGAGATTACAAATTACTATTACTTTACGCAAGAGCCGACTGTGGATCAGGTGGATTACATGAAGTGGCTTTCAGATGCTTACGCTGACTCGTGGGAAGGAGAGGCATATGGATGTGCTGATGTAGAAGAAACACTAGTTAGGGAGCTTAAAAAAATAAAGGCGAAGTTATTTGATGAAATGGCAGAGATGAGAAATTACGAATCAAAGAAGAGTTAAGTTTAGATTTTCTAAAGACGTCAATAAACAATAAACGCAAGCCCTCTCCGGAGGGTTTGTGGATCGAAAAAAGGAGTAATATGGACGATAAAGAAAGATTAAAGGAACTTAGAAAAGAGTTAGGCTTATCTCAAGCAAAGTTTGCAGAGAAGTTCGGAATTCCGATCAGGACTATACAGGATTGGGAGTACGGCAAAAGAGAGATAAGAAGCTACATAGTCAATATGATGTATAAGATTATAGAGCTTGAAAATAAATAAAAAAGTTTTCCCAAAGTGTTGACATATCACGCAATGCGTGATATAATAAAGACAGTTAAGAGAGATAAGGAAAAACAAAGAAAAGAAATTTTGGAGGATTTAAAAAATGAAGAAGTACACAGTAAACATGGTAAACAGCGTAGAGATGGACGAGGCAAACAACAAGTTTTACATCGCAATGGACGACGGAGCAAAGTTTGAAGTAAACCTTTACAAGTTATCAGACGAGGACATTGAAGGACTAAAGACAGTAGAAGGATACGATGAGGATCCAGAAGTTTTTGAAAGGCTTATGGCAGAGGCAGAGGAAAGATAAATAAAACTTAAAAACGCAAGCCGCCGAAAGGTGGCTTGCGGATAAAAGGGGAAAATATGGAATCAAGAAAAGAAGGTGGAAAAGTATATTTGAAGTTCGGATACAATCAAGGGTTTTCAGGAGAGTTAAAAAGGTATTGTGGTGCCAAATGGCAACCTGAAACGAAAGAATGGTATTTCGATGAAGAATTTGAAAATAAAGCGAATGATTTAATGTTAAAGAGATATGGCTACAGCTTGAGACCGTCGCAAAAGCTCAACATAGAGTTCAGTGCAAACGAGTTTTTTGACAAAGACACTTTAGACATAGCGATAGACGGCTATACATTTGTCTATCGCGAGAATGATAGCCTTCCTGTTATATTAAAACACAGCGGAATAATCCTGCAGGGTGGATTTCCTGCAAAGGGTGGTTCAAAAAGGTATCCAAGCTCAAAGCCCTTAGATGACACAATCATAAGGGCAGAAATTACAGAGGAGCTGTGGAGTATATTCAGTGAAGAAAGCAAATCAAAGATAAAAAGAATTGATAAAAAAAGCAAAAAAGAACTATTAATGGAAAGAGAAGCACAGCTGATAGCAGAGCTTGAAGAAGTAAGAAAAAGACTTAAAGATATGTAACATATAAAAAAAGAGAGGCAAGAAAAAATGCCTCTTTTTTTAATTAGGACATCGCAATGCACCACTTGACTGTGATATAGTGTACATGTCAAAGTTAAATACTTTGATGTCATATTTCCTCTTTATTGGTTAGTTGTGTTGTGAACCCTTAATGTTTTCCAAGAGATACCTCCAAAATTTTTGGGGTATTTTTTGTGTATAAAGAAAGGAAAAGGATATGATATATAAAAGATGCACGCACTGTGGAAAGCGATATGAAGCGGGTACAAAATGTGAGTGCGGACATAAGAGAGAATACGCTCCCCCGACCGGCACACGGACTTTATATAAAGGGGGTAGGTGGCAAGTGTTGCGAAGTGTAATAATTGCAAAATACGATGGATTAGATCCTTGGGCTTTGATGCACGGACGCATAGAGTATGCGACTACAGTACATCATATTATTACAGCGGAAGAAGAGCCAGGGCTTTTCTATGTAGAAGATAACTTGATACCTTTATCAAGGTCAAGTCACGACGAAATACACGCCTTGTATCGCAAGAGCAAAGAGGATAAGGCAAAGACTCAAGAGATACTTAAGAGTCTGATAAAGAAGGTAAATATATTGAATTAACAAATAAATACATTATGCAGAGGGTAGGGGGGTGTAAAAAAGTTTAAATATGCTTTCCCACGACCGCCGCCCCAGTTTTCAAAACGCAAATTTCTAAAAACCCTAGAAAAGTGGGAACAGTCCAATGATTTGGATAGAAAGGAGGGAGCGATGGCAAGGCCTAGAAAAATTATTTCTATGCAAACTGGCAATATCAAAAAAGATGTTAGAGCAAAAAGAGAATATGAAGAATCTTTGATAAAGACCGACGGAGACGAATTAGATAAAGTTCCCTCCTCGGTCTTTTTAGATGCTACAGCAAAAAAAGAGTATGAGCGTATAAGAAAAAATCTGAAGAGTATAGAAATCATAGGCAATCTGGACCGTAACAGCATGATTGTCTATGCAAATGCCTACTCTATGTATACGAGAGCGTCGAAAGAGATTAAAAAGAAAGGCTTTGAACCCGTCGTTGAGACCAGTTCGGGCAAAAAGCCCAATCCAATTTATGCGATTTTGGAACAAGCGAAGAAGGATATGGACACGGCGGGCAATGCTTTGGGTATGTCTGCAAGTTCAAGGCTTAAGATTGCAGCAGAAAAGGCAAAAGGACAAGAAGAAAATCTTATGCAGATGTTTGGAGATATATAGATATGAGTCACTTAGAGGACATAAAGCAATACGCAAGAAGCTGTTTATCGGACGAAATCCCGTCAGGGCAGAAGCATAAGTGGGCATGTCAGAGATTTCTTGACGACTTGGACAGAGTGGGCACGACTGACTTTCCTTACATCTGGAGTGAAGACAACGCAAATAGAATAGTTACTTGGTTTTCTTTGCTGAAACATTCAAAAGGAGCCTTGGCAGGCAAGCCAATCGCTTTGACGGGTTGGCAAAAGTTCAGGGCATGTCAGCTATATGGATGGATACACAGAGAGACGGGAAGAAAAAGGTTCAAGAAGAGTTTTACTGAAGTGGGGCGTAAGAACGCGAAATCACAGATGGAAGCAGGCGAAGCACTTTTTGAAATTGCTATTCAAGCTACTAAAAATCACGAGACATATGAGGTATATACAGCCGGCACAAAAAGAGACCAGTCAAAAATTGTATTCAGTGAGTGCGATTTGATGACGAAAGGGTCGATACTAAGGTCAAAATTTAACTTCAAGCGTGATGAAATCGTGCATATAAAGACGGGTTCTTTTATAAAACCGCTATCGAAAGAAGATGGCAAGACTGGCGATGGTACGAACCCCGCGTGCTTGATACTCGATAGAGATTTGTCGAGTATAAATCGAGGTGTATCGGTGAAGGCTAAAAACCATACATTGAAATAA